GTAGCTGAGCTAGTCAATGACACTCAGATGTTTGACTTCGATGAGCCTGACATGGATGTGTTCAGCAAACTGCCTGACTTCTTGAAGGATAAGATCCTAGGTGCTACTAACTTTATTGGCAGTGGCCTAGCTCGGGCATTAGATGGTGGTGCATCGGCATCGGCTGTAACCCCTGAGGTTACAGAGGCACAGCCTGAAGAAGCATCTAATCCATATGGCTAACACATAGGGCGGGGGTAAAACCTCGCCTTTTTTATGCGAGAAATTTTATGATGAACCATCATGTATATAAATATTATAGATGGAAGCTCTTTGTTGCTGAGCAAGAGAAGCACTACTGGTCAGCCTTTCATTACGAGACACAAGCAGAGCTGGAGTTGATATGCGGGCATTAATAGATGGAGACTTATTAGTATATGAATGCTCGGCAGTAGCTGAGTATCCGAAGGACGAACCAATCAGTGACTTTGATTTTGTTATCGAAGTCTTTCATAACAAGCTGAGGGATATGTTAAAGGCTGTTGATGCCGAAGACTTCGTTATGTACCTGACAGGTAAGGGTAACTTCAGGGATAAGATAGCAGTAACCAAGCCGTACAAGGGCAATCGTAAGGGAGAGAAACCTTTCCACTATGAGAACCTTCGTGCTTATATCATGTCACATTCATGGGCTGTAATGGTTGAGGGCATGGAAGCGGACGATGCCTTGGCTATCAATCAGACGGATGATACAATCATATGCAGTAGGGATAAAGATCTACGTATGGTAGCCGGCTGGCACTACGGATGGGAGTCCGGTCAGCAAGGAGAGTTCGGACCTTATCAGTTCAGTGAGCATGGTGAGCTACACCTATCAGAGAATAGGAAGAAGCTAACAGGTGGTGGGTTGATGTTCTTCTACAGTCAATTACTAACAGGGGATAGCACTGATAACATTCCCGGACTTAAGGGCTATGGTCCTGCTAAGTCTTATGATCTCTTATGTGATTGCGAGGATGAGTATGAGCTGTACTCTGTTGTAATGGTGGCGTATGAAGAGCAGCATGAGGATAAGTTTGAAGAGTACATGTTAGAGCAAGGCCGTCTGTTATGGATGGTGAATCAATTGAACGAGGATGGTAGTCCTGTTATGTGGGAGCTACCTATGTATGTTTTTATACCAGCAGAGGGACTTACAGATGTATGAAGTAACACACAATGATGCACTAGGCATGTACACTTGCACCTTCGAAGATCATAAGGAAGCACTGGCTTACTACTATGATGTACTGCCTACATCCTTTGATGCACAGATCTTTGATAGAGGGGAGGGAGCATGGGACGAAGAGTAACCAAGACCAGAGGCGGTGGTCGATACACTGAGGCAGGATACTTTGGATTCATTCGGAGTGGACTGAGGCAGAAGAGTATGAAGTGGCCACCTAAGTATGACGTTATGAATAAAGCTAAGCGTCCATACGATGGCCCTGATAAGCGAAGGAAGTTTGAGTACCTGTGTGCAGGGTGCGAGCAGTGGTGTGCCGGTAAGGACGTAGCTGTTGATCACATCATAGAGTGTGGTAGCTTAAAGACATTCGAGGATCTGCCTCGGTTTGCAGCTACACTATTCTGTGAAGAAGATAATCTACAAGTCCTTTGCAAAGATTGTCATAATGTTAAGACACAAGAGGCTAAGAAGAAATGAAGATATTAATGCTAGACATTGAGACCTCACCACATAAGGCATACTGCTGGGGCTTGTTCGATCAACGTATCGGACTCAACCAGATAGTAGAAGCAGGTGGTACACTGTGCTGGGCAGCACGATGGGTTGGTGATAAGGAAGGTAAGTTTACATTCGGTGCTAAGTGGGAGACTAAGAAAGATTACATCCAGACTATCTGGGATCTATTAGATAAAGCTGATGCTGTCATCCACTACAACGGTAAGAAGTTTGACATACCTACATTGAACTGGGAGTTCATTAGGCATGGTCTTACACCACCTTCTCCTTATAAAGAGATTGACCTTCTTAACACTACACGTCAGAAGTTTAAACCGGCATCACGTAAGCTAGACTATATAGCATCTGAGTTAGGTATTGGTTCTAAGGTATCTCATGCAGGTATGCCACTATGGACTGGCTGTATGGATGGGGATAAGAAGTGTCGTAAAGAGATGAAGGAGTATAACATTCAAGATGTATTCTTATTAGAAGAACTGTATCAGAAGCTACTACCTTGGATCGGCAATCATCCTAACCTACAAGTGTACTCAGGTGAGCGTGATACATGCCCATCATGTGGCAGTCATGACATTCAGTACCGAGGGTACGCATACACCAATGCAACTAAGGCACGTAAGTTTAAGTGTAAGGGTTGTGGTAGTTGGAGTAAGTCATCTAAGTCTGAGAAGGGTGCAGCATCTAACCTACGTGGAGGTAACATATGAATTGGATAACAGATCCGCAGAGATCAACAACACAACCTTTGCGAGAAGCTAAGGCATTCGGGAAGCAGGTAGGGGGTGACCACTATAAGAACCAAGGCATCCAACCATTGGAGTTGACGTATCTAAACTTCGGATACGCTGGTGTTAAGGCATCACTGTACACCAAGGTGAACAAGTACCTTACTCGTAACAAGGCTAATGAGGGAGAGGATATACGCAAGGCCATCCACTGCCTTGAGCTGCTGGCTGAATTTAAACATCGATCTATAACGGAGACTAAATCATGAGTAAACTTAAAGGGGATGACATGTTCCAAGCATGCATCTATGACCTTAAAGAGGTCTTAGGTGATGATGTACAGGTAGAGGGTATGGATATGGATCAGGCATTCGCACTGGTGATGACTGGTGGTGACGAAATATCAACGTCTGTCTTCTTAACATGTGATGAGGACATCGAAGCGATAGCCTCAACATTGGAGAAGGTAGCAATGGAGATACGTACCTTAAAAAAATCAAGTCTGTCGATACACTAACAAAAAATATATATAATAATAAATATTAGGAGTAGACTTATATAGTATAACATATCAATATAGATGGAGAAACATTATGGAAACCTGTGAAAATGTAATTGTTCAGGGAACGTTCGGTTCATTAGCCGCATTAAAAAAACAGCTAGAGAAGAATGGAATCCTTGTTACAAACTTTGACGGAGTGTCCTTGTCAACAGAACATGCTACCTTTACAATGGTAGACCAACAAATAATCAGAGAATCTAAGGATAATTAATGGATCAATACCAACAGTACATACACACTAGCCGATACGCACGATGGCTGCCTGAGCTTCAACGAAGAGAAACATGGGAGGAGACGGTAAGTAGGTATGTAGATTTCTGGGTAGATAAGGATCTGCTTGACAGCAAGACAGCTACCAAGATGCACAAGGCTATCTATAACATGGAAGTCATGCCCTCAATGCGTTGCTTAATGACTGCGGGTGTGGCTCTTGATAGAGATAACATGGCCGGCTTCAACTGTAGCTATGTAGCCATCGATCATGTACGTGCATTCGATGAGATCTTATACGTTCTCATGTGCGGTACAGGTGTAGGGTTCTCAGTTGAGAGACAGTCAGTTAAGAAACTGCCAGAAGTATCGGAGGACTTCCATGAAACAGACACAACAATCATCGTCCGAGATAGCAAGATCGGCTGGGCTAAAGCGTTTAAGGAATTGCTCGGGCTACTCTACTCAGGACAAGTACCCAAGTGGGATGTGTCCAAACTGCGGCCAAAAGGTGCGCCCCTTAAAACATTCGGAGGACGATCAAGTGGCCCTGAACCTCTTGTTGCTTTGTTTAATTTCGCTGTCAATATGTTTCGAGGTGCTGCTGGTCGGAGGCTTTCTAGCTTAGAGTGTCATGATCTAGTGTGTAAGATCGCTGAGATTGTAGTGGTAGGTGGGGTACGTAGGTCAGCACTGATCAGCCTATCTAATCTATCAGATGATCGTATGCGTGGTGCTAAGCTAGGTAACTGGTGGGAGATAAACGGACAACGTGCACTGGCTAACAACTCAGCAGTGTACACAGAGCAGCCAGCCTTTGATGTGTTCCTAAAGGAATGGGTATCATTACATGAGAGTAAGTGTGGTGAGCGAGGGATCTTCTCTCGTATAGCTAGTAAGAATCAAGCAGCTAAGAGTGGCAGACGGGATGTCGATCATGACTTCGGTACTAACCCTTGCAGTGAGATCATCTTACGCTCAGCTCAGGTTTGTAATTTGTCAGAAATCGTTATCAGGAGTACCGATACACCGAAGGATCTAAACCGTAAGGTAGAGATGGCCACGATCATTGGTACATTACAGTCAACTCTTACTGACTTCCGTTATGTACGTCCTGTGTGGACTCGTAACACAGCAGAGGAGAGGCTACTAGGTGTGTCTATGACGGGTATCATGGATCACCCGCTGCTTAGCAGCACATCCTGCGCTACTCTATTAGAGAAGCTAAGGGATAAGGCTGTAGCTGTCAACAAGAAGTGGGCTAAGCGTTTAGGTATTGAACAATCTACGGCGATCACCGCCGTGAAACCTAGCGGTACTGTCTCACAGCTAGTCGATAGTGCATCAGGTATCCATGCTAGGTACAGCCCCTACTATGTCAGACGTGTACGGAGTGATACTAAAGATCCTCTTACCGCTCTGCTACAAAGCCAAGGTGTACCATGGGAGCAAGATGTAATGAACTCAGAGAACGTGGTGTTCAGCTTCCCTGTTAAGGCACCGAAGGATGCTGTATGTACTGAGGACTTAGATGTTAAGAAGCAGCTAGACTTATGGGAGGTGTATCAAGATAGCTGGTGTGAACATAAGCCATCTGTTACTGTATACTACAGTGATGATGAGTTCTTAGCAGCAGGTCAATGGATATGGGATAAGCTAGACAAGTGTAGTGGTGTGTCATTCCTTCCGAGGTCTGATCATGTCTACCAACAGGCTCCATACGAAGAGATCAGTAAGGACGAGTATACCAAGATGACTAAGGCAATGCCTAAGATTGATTGGTCTAAGCTGTCAGAGTATGAATCATCTGACATGACAGAGGGTGCTCAAACATTAGCATGTGTTGGCCCATCGTGTGAAATCTAACAGGAGGTATTAATATGGAACCGGAAGAGAGTGTAAAAGAACTGATTGATGCCATATCCACAGCCATGTTTGTGGTGTGGTTGACAACCGCATTGTGTGTGTTCGGCTTGGTGACAACAGCGCTGGTCTTTGCATGGGGGTTAACATGAGAGCATTAATACTATGTATGTCTTTACTCTTAGGTGTGGAGGCATTCAGCGCGGGGGTTGGGTATGAATTGAAGGATATTGTGCTGTCTTGGGAGACACCTGTAGACCGCGAGGACGGCACACCCCTTGATCCGAATGACATACTAGAGTATGAGCTTGAGGCTATGCTTACTGCTGCATGTGAGGACTCAGAGACCCTCTCATGTGCAAAGATCTTCTCATGGATACCAGAGCATATGGTGGCAGTACGTGGTAGATACTACTACGTGATTGAGGTATACCTAGTTACACTTGGTACTTCAGAAAACCTTAACATATTTGAAGATGTTCCTGACTTTGACTGGGTGTTGTCTATGAGGACTATCACGAAGACTGGGCTGGCCTCTCAGAGGTCTGACTACGTGGTACTAAATAGAGGGTTCTTTGCTATAGCATGCACCACTGGTCAAGAAACTATCTGCTTAACTGACGAGGCGATAAGCCACTAAAGGAGTCTTATATGAGTGATAAAAAGAACCCACCACCCGGTAAAGTTCATATCAAACCTATGACTGATGAGGAGTTGAAGACTCTCCTCCGGTACATGGGGGAAGAGAATGATGATAGCATTGATGCGTTCTTTGAGGACCTCCTCGTTAAGGACGCAATCATGGAGGAGTACTACCTTCAGGATCCCTTCCCTCCTAGACCTGAGCCTACGCCTCAGGAATTGGCCCCACCTAAGCCATTGCCTAAGCCTCATGAGATTATGGAACAACTCAATGAGTACATCATTGATCAAGACGATGCTAAGAAAGTATTGTCCGTTGCCATCTACAACCACATGAAGAGGGCTAAGGATCCTGAGAACATCTACCTTAGAAAGTCTAACATCATGTTGATAGGCTCTACTGGTACAGGTAAGACGTTGTTTGCTCAGACCATAGCCAAGGCTGTTGATATACCATTAGCTATTGCTGATGCTACGTCACTGACGGAGGCAGGGTATGTTGGTGATGACGTTGAAACAATACTTGAAAGACTTCTTGATGAGTGTGATCATAATGTTAAGAAGGCAGAGCGAGGTATCATCTACATCGATGAGATCGATAAGGTGTGTGCCAGAGCTGACTCAAGTGGTAAGCGTGACATATCAGGGGCAGGGGTGCAACACGCACTCCTCAAACTAATAGAGGGTACGATTTCTACTGTTAAGATTGGATCAGGTCATAACCAGACGAAGGTAAAGGTTGACACATCTAACATCTTGTTCATTGTAGGGGGTGCATTCAGTGGTATAGATAAGATAGCAAGTGCAAGGATCAATGGGACTGGTAACTCAATAGGCTTTGGTGCTGATCTATCAAGCGTTGATGAAGACAAACAAACACCTATGTCTGATACAACTCTTGAAGATCTTAAATCATATGGCATGATACCTGAGCTACTAGGTAGAATACCTGTGTTAGCTAAGCTCAATCCATTAGATGTTGATGCGTTGAAAAGGATCTTGACTGAACCTAAGAACGCTATCGTTAAACACTATGAAGAGTTGTTTGCTTTAGATGGTACGTCTCTGAACCTATCAGATGAAGCACTAACTAAGATAGCTGAGGAAGCTATTGAGAATGGAACAGGGGCTAGGGGATTACAATCTATAATGGAACGTGACCTACTAGATTATATGTTTGAGGCAGAAGAGAATATAGAGATAGACTTATGATTACAATACAGCAAGTACAAGATGAAGATATAAAACCGTATGGCAATGTGTCTACTGTTACGTTTGAGATTGATGAAGCGGAGTCTACTGTAGATGAACTACTTCAGGCTTTCGATTACTTCATCAAAGCCATTGGGTATCACCCAGAAGGATGCTTGGAGTATGTTAAGGAGGAGGAGGAGGTGACCAGTGAGTAAGATAGTATGTGAGACATTCATGACATACAAACAACTGATGGAGTACCTGATCCAGACTGAGCCGGATCAGTTCTCTGTTGCACGTCACGAGCAGGAGGATGGGAGCCAAGTCTGGTTCTTATCCACACCTGACATAGAGGAGAAGGCTGTGTATTAATCTTCTTCCTCTTCTCCGAACATCATACCTAGCTTCACAGTTTCTAACATGCCTATCACCAAGGCTGGGGGCGATATTGGGGTAAACCGCTGCCTATCTGGATTAATGATGAAACCGGAAACCAGGTTTGCATCGGTTC